GAGTGCCAATGGAAGAAAGTAGATTTCCAATCTAACTTAACAGGGGTTCGATTCCCCTCACTCGCTTTGGCTTTTGGCCCTGTACGCAGGATACCCTTTAGCCGTCTAGACGGTGGGATAGACCACAACAAAAATGATCAAAAAATTTTCGTACGGAAGAAAGTAAACAAATACAATTTTTTTAATTAATCATGGCACAACAAGCCACAACAGCTAATGCCAATGGTCCTATTTATGGAGGTGCCGATAATGGCGCACTCACTAATGCTGGTACCGAAGCGCAAAGGCGAGCCCTCTATCTCAAACTGTTTTCAGGAGAGATGTTCAAAGGGTTCCAACATAATACAATCGCTAGGGATCTAGTCACTAGACGTACCTTGAAGAACGGTAAATCATTACAGTTCATCTACACAGGACGTACCAAAAGTGAGTTCCATATCCCAGGCCAAAGCATACTCGGTAACGACGAGAAGTCACCTCCAGTAGCAGAGAAGACAATCACAGTAGATGACCTACTCATCTCCAGTGCATTTGTCTATGAGTTAGATGAGACTCTTGCTCACTATGACCTACGTGGTGAAATCTCTAAGAAAATCGGTTATGCTCTAGCTGAGAACTACGATAGAAGAATCTTCAGAGCTATATCTAAAGCTGCTAGACAGGCTTCACCAGTTACCATGAGTAACTTTGTAGAGCCAGGTGGTAGTATGCTTAAGGTTGGTGCAGATACAAGTACAGACAAGAAAGACGCTTACGATTCTACAAAGCTGGTAAATGCATTCTATGATGCTGCAGCAATTCTAGATGAGAAGGGTGTTTCTGGTGATGGACGTGTAGCTGTTCTTAACCCAAGACAGTACTATGCACTTATCCAAGCTGTAAGTTCTAATGGTTTAATCAACCGTGACGTACAAGGTACAGCACTACAGTCTGGTAATGGCATCATTGA